GGCTTCCTTCCGCAAATTTGTATTTAAAAAGGCCAAAAATGCGCATAATTGTGCATTTTTATGAGGTAAATGGTCGAAAATGGGAAGAAATCGCAAAATTCTCGAAATGAATAACAGCGATCTGACAAAGCGGGTCCAGGAAGAGAAGCGGACTCAGTCATCCATGATCGTCCAGGACCCGGCAGATCTGGACAAGCTGCCCCAGGATCTGCTCGACACAAAAGCGAAGAAAGAATGGAAGAGGGTTGTCCCCGATTTGAAAAAAATGGACATTGTCGGTCGGCTGGATATCGCGAATCTGGTGGCGTACTGCAATGCGTACAGTAAATATTGTGAAGCGACTAAGGCGCTACGGGGACAGCCCTTGACCGTTCTCAGCCCATCCGGCGAAAAAGAAAACCCTCTGATCAATGTGCAGCTGAAGTACCAGGAAGCCTTCCGGAAGGCTGCTGACCAGTGCGGGCTGACGATCAACAGCCGGCTGAAGTGGGCAGCCACGAAGCTGAAGAAGCAGGAGGAACAGATCGAAGATGAGTTCGGCGCCATCTGACACAATCCTGCAGTACGCGGATGACTGCGTAGTAGGGCGGATCGTATCCGGGCAGAAGCACAAATGGGCGTGCATGCGCCTGCTGCACGACTGGGAAAAGTTCCAGAAGGGCCTCTTCCCATACCACTGGGATGAGAGGGAAGCGCAGAAGATCATCGACTGGTTTAACCTGCTGCGCCACAGCAAGGGCGTGCTGGCCGGTCAGCCGATCGACCTGACACCGTGGCAGCAGTTCAATTTGTGTCAGCTGTACGGATGGCGGAAGGATAACGGCAGGCGCCGCTTCACGAAGTCGTTCAAAGAGGTGGGCAGGAAAAATGCCAAGTCCCAGGAAGAGGCAGGCATCTCATTGTATGAGATGTCGGTCACGGCAACCCGGAACAAGGAAGTCAACGAAGTCTACACTGCAGGCGTCAAGAGAGATCAATCGAAGATAGTGTTCAACGAAGCGGGCCTTATGCTAAAGGGCTCGCCATTAGCGCCTAAATTCAACGTCGGGAAGCTCCAGATCGTGCACACGCGCTCCGGATCCGTGATGCGACCGCTGTCGAAGGACGACGGGAAGAGCGGCGACGGATCGAACCCGGGGCTGCTGGTCATCGACGAATACCACCAGCACCCCACGACGGAGTTTTACGACCTGGGGCTGGGCAGCAACACGAAGGAACCGCTCTTGGTCATCATCACGACGGCCGGCAGGGACCTCGCCTATCCATGCTACACACAGGAGTACACATACTGCAGCAGGATCCTCGATCCGGATGTAGATGTGTACAACGACCAGTACCTGATCGATATCTGCGAGCTGGATCCGGAAGACTACGCCGATCCCGCTAACGTGGCGAACGAGGACCTGTGGCTGAAGGCGAACCCGATCCGGGCGACCTATCCGGAGGGCATTCAGAAGATCCGGGAGGAATGCGAGCTGGCGCAGCAGATGCCGGAGAAGATGACAGCGTTCCTGACCAAGTGCATGAACGTGTGGGTACAGGCCAGGGACAACGGCTATATGGATATGGCCAAGTGGAAAGCCTGCCAGACGAAAGAGCTGCCGATCGACACGAAAGGAAGATCTGTATACGTGGGCTTCGATATGTCCGCAAAGATCGACCTGACATCTGTGGCTTTCGTGATCCCGTTCATCTCGGACAAGGTGGATGAAGACCGGATGCCGGTCCCACAGTACATCGTGTACAGCCACAGCTTCATTCCTAACCGGGAAAAGCTGGCAGAACGGATAGCGAAAGATAAGGTCCCGTATGACGCCTGGGAGCGGGAGGGCTTCCTGACGGTCACAGATACGCCGATCGTCGACCAGGAGGCGGTCATGCGCTATGTCCTGCAGACATGCGGGGAACATGACTGGCACATCGAGAGCCTGTGCTTCGACCCGGCAAACGCATCACTGCTCATGATGCAGCTGAGCAACCAGGGATATGACGTCGTTGAGGTCTTCCAGTCGCATAAGAGCCTGAACGAGAGTACACAGGGCTTCCGGGAACAGGTATACAGCAAGAACATCTACTATCAGCGCAATCCGCTGCTGAACTATGCGATGTCCAACGCCGTGGTCCGTAAGAATAACGGACTGATCAAGATTGATAAAGATGCAACCACAAAGCGGATCGACCCGGTCGATGCCGTTCTGTGCGCATATAAGTTAGCTATGTACCACATATTTGTGGTAAACAACCTCGCCGCCATCGACTCGTTCCTTGACGGCGATTTTGATTAATGGAGGTTACACCATGGGATTCTGGACAAGATTCCGGGACGCCTGGCGGGGCTTCTGGGACAGCGGCTCGACTAAGACCGTGACAACGGCAGACCGTGAGCTCGCGGAGTGGCTCGGCATCGATGTCACAAAGGACAAGCTCAGCGAGGTGACCTACTTCACCTGCCTCAAGATGATGTCCGAGACGGTCGGCAAGCTGCCGCTGAAGTACTACCAGGAAACGGATAAAGGGAAGATCCGGGCAGACCCGGACGATATGACAAGGCTGTTGACAGTCAGACCGAATCCGGTCATGACTCCGACAGCCCTTTTTACTGCCTGCGAGATGAACTGCCAGCACTACGGAAACGGCTATATCTGGATCCAGCGCCAGTTCGCCGGGCAGCAGATTGGCGGATCCTACAAGTCTGTCGGTTTATGGGTACTGCCCAGCAAACAGGTCAAAGTAGTCGTGGACAATGTCGGCGTCTTCCAGGACAAGGGCAGGCTCTACTACGAGTACGTCGATGAGTACAGCGGAGAGTCTTATGTCTTCCCGCAGGAGGATGTCATCCACGTGAAGACGTCCTACAGCTTCAACGGGATCCTGGGAAAGCCGGTCCGCCAGATCCTGGGAGACATGATCGACGGAGCACGTGAGTCGCAGCGCTTCATGGAGAAGCTGTACAAGCAGGGTCTGACCGCATCGATGGCGCTCGAGTACGTTGACGATCTGGATGCCGGCCGCAGAGCCAAGCTGCAGGCCAAGTACGAGGAGTATCTGTCCGGAGCGAAGAATGCTGGAAGGATCGTCCCAGTACCGGCAGGGCTGAAGCTCGTGCCGCTAAACGTATCACTGACAGACGCACAGTTCCTAGAGCTGCGCAAGTATTCGGCGTTGCAGATCGCGGCAGCATTTGGCATCAAGCCGAACCAACTGAACGACTTCGACAAGGCCAGTTACAGCTCCGCCGAGATGCAGCAGCTGGCGTTCCTGGTCGATACCATGGCCTACCGGATGAAGATCTACGAAGAGGAGATCAACGCGAAGGTGCTGACTCCCCGGCAGATTGCGGACGGCTACTGGTACAAGTTCAACGAGAAGGCCATCCTGCGGACTGATAGCAAGACGCAGCAGGAGATCATCTGCGGCTATGTCAACAACGGCGTATACACGCCGAACGAGGCCAGAGACCTCCTTCAGCTTCCGGCAGAAGAAGGTGGCGATGTCCTTGTCATGAACGGCAATTACATCCCGATCACTATGGTCGGGCAGCAGTATTCGTCTTCGGGAGGAGGTGAGAACGGATGAAGAAGAAATTCTGGGATTTTATGAGGATCAAAAACGAGGATCCGGGCAGCGAAGCGGAGAGCTTCGAACTGCGGCTTGAGGGCCCGATCAGCGAGGAGAGCTGGTGGGGAGATGAGGCAACACCCGCGGAGTTCCGCGAGGAGCTGAGCCAGGTAAGCGGACCTCTGACGGTATGGATCAACAGCCCGGGCGGCGACGTATTTGCTGCATCGCAGATCTACACGATGCTGAAGGAATACGACGGGAAGATCACGGTCAAGATCGACGCGCTGGCAGCATCTGCAGCGTCTGTCGTAGCGATGGCTGGCGATGAGACCTATATGGCGCCTACGGCGCTGATGATGATCCACGATCCGAGCACGATGGCCTGGGGCAATGAGTCCGATATGAAAGAGGCCATCAAGGTGCTGAAGGAAGTCAAGGAGTCGATCCTGAACGCATACGAGGCGAAGACCGGGCGCTCCCGCGATGAGCTGGCGAAGCTTATGCAGGACGATGGCACCTGGATGAACGCGAAAAAGGCGGTTGAGCTGGGATTCGCGGACGGGATCCTGTACGCGGACAGCACAGAAGACGGGCTGGTAGCAACTGCTTACAACCCGCACAGAGTGATCGACTCGCTCAGCGAGCAGATCAAGGCCAAGATGCCGGTCTCACCCGAACCGGAGCCGGAACCGGGAGCGGAAGACATACAGAACAAAGAGCATGAACACACATATGTCAGGATGCGGATGCTGGGCATCAGACCCTGACGGAAAGAAGAGGTAATTATGAGCAAAGAACTCAGAGCGATGCTGGACAGCATCAACACTATGAAGGATGAAGTTAAGTCCCTGTACGATGAGGGCAAGGACGCTGAAGCGAATGCCAAGATGGACGAGCTGGAAGCGCTCAACACCAAATTCCAGAACCTGAAGAAGCTGGAAGACGCAGCTCCGGTCGATGTAAAGCCGGTAGACGACAGATCTGCACTCGACAAGTTCGCAGACAGCATGAGGATGCGCTTCGCTGACATGAACGAAGGCACACCGGCAGCAGGCGGCTACACCGTACCGTCTGACATCCAGACTCAGGTTAACCAGTTCAAGAGCGCCCTGGTCAACATGGAGACACTGATCACCGTTGAGAACGTCTCCGAGCCGACCGGCTCCAGAGTCTACCAGACAAAGGCTGAGTCTCCGGCATTCGCAACCGTTGCGGAAGCTGCAGCGATCGGCGCAGGCACTGATCCGGCATTCACACAGGTTACTTTCTCCTGCGAAAAGAGAGCGGCGATCTTCTCCGCCACTGAGGAGCTGCTGGCTGACTCCGACGCGAACATTCCGGCAATCCTTGCTGATTGGATTGCAAAGGGTGATGTTAAGACTTCCAACACCAAGATCCTTGCAGCGCTTCCGGCAGCTGCATCCGCGACTGCGATCACCGATCTGGACGGAATCAAGAACGCGGTCAACGTGACCCTGGGTCAGACCTACAAGCAGAACGCGACCATCGTGACCAACGACTCCGGCCTGAATTATCTCGACACCCTGAAGGACGGAAACAAGAGATATGTCCTGACTCCGGACATCTCCAACCCGGGCCAGCTTCGTCTGTCCTGCGGCGCTGTATCTCTTCCGATCTTCGTCGTTCCGGATGCAATCCTGGCGAACCCGGCAAGCGGATCCTATCCGTTCTTCGTCGGCGATTTCAAGGAGTACATGAGGAAGTACAACCTGCAGGGCTACACCATCAAGAACACGGACGTCGCCACCGTGAACAGCGTCAGCGCGTTCGAGAACGATCTGGTGTACTTCAAGGTCACTGAGCGCAACGACTTCGTCGTGATTGACTCTGACGCTGTCGTCCGCCTGACCCTGACTCCGGCACAGTCCTAATCGGAGGCGCTGCATGAAGGTAAAAGCGATCAATCCGCTTTACCTTGACAAGTTCTACAATCCCGGGGACGTCGTGGATATCACGGACGCCCTCGGGCAGAAATGGATCGACATGGGTCTTGTCGAGAAGGCGGAAGAGGAAGAGAAGCCGAGAAAAACAGCGAAGAAACCGGCGAAGAAATGAGGTGATCCTATGAACACGGCAGACATCAAGACTTTTATGTCCGAACGTATGCCAGATTTTACGCTCGCCTGGTTTCCGAAAATCAAGACACGCGCTGGATACTCTGAGGCCATCACGGCGTTCGACCAGGAGATACAGGACGCCATGGAAGCAGCAGTCACTAAGATGCTTGCAGCTGGCGTGCCGGAGAGCCTGTTCGTGTCAGAGGATCCGATAGACAAAAGAATCATCATTACGATCACATGCTACGTGAATGCGTATTGCGGGCAGGATCGCACCGATACAAACAAGTATCTTAAGCTGTTCAGCGATGGCGTGAAGAACCTGCAGCTGGAGGACGGAGGTGCCTGGGATGTGGACGTCAGTAATTAAGATCCCGGTATCCTCTAAGACAACGCAGGACGCAGAGGGATACCCGACTACAATCACGCAGTATCGCGAGATCCCGGCAAGCATCCAGTCCGCCCAGCGTGGCGATCAGATCCTGGGTGAACAGAGGGGATACAGTGCAGATGCAGTTGCTGTTGTCCTGGAACGGAACCTCTACGGGCTTCCGCGTAACTGGTCGGAGTTCATCGATGTGGAGACCGGTGATGTGTACGAGCTCAAGCGCGTATACCATCAGGATCGCAACCGCACGGTCGAGCTGACCGGACAACTGGTACGGAGGGGGGTGACTGCATGAAAGGAGTCGGACAGGCAGGATTCTATCTGGACGGCGTAAAAGATTTCATGGCACGACTCGAATCTCTGGCGGGGAATATCGACGGAGCGATGGAAGATGCTGTGCAGGCTGGTGGCGAGATTCTGACGCAGGAGCTCAAAAAGGCTGTCCACGACGCTGCGGATCGCGGTTACTCGCAAGGCACCTTGGAGACCAGCATCGAGTCGGACGGGATCAAGAATGTGAACAGCGGAAAGATGACAACGATCTACCCGCATGGAACAGACACACACGGCGGAGGCTATTACAGCAAGGTCATCGGGACCAGTAAGCGAGGCCATGCCATCACGCGCCGGGCATCCGCCGGAGGATCCGTCCGGAACTATGACAAGCTCTGGTATCTGGAACATGGCACTGCCAGACAGGCTGCGCATCCGTTCATGCAGAAAGCAATCAATGACGCCCGGCCGAAGGTCATGGAAGCGATGCAGCACGAGATCGACGCTGCGATCGCATCCGCGGGAGGCGGGTCATGAGTATCGGGGCGCTCCTGGTGAGCGCGGTGAACAGTATCGCACCGGTCTATCCGAAGGTCTACACCGGACCGGAGGATCACTACTTCGTCTACGACATCACAGACGATCGCGGGGATGACTGGGGAGACGATGATCCGGGTCATATCCATTACTGGGTGAGACTAAATTATTATTTCCCGCAGGGCGAGAACCAGACGCCCATGCGGAATCGAGTGAGAAACCTGCTGTACAAGGCAGGTTTTTCTTTTGCATCAATCACAAGCCTGTCCGATCCGGACAACGGCATGGACGGGCTTTCATGGGAATGCGACTATGTCGCAGAAAGTGAGGATTAACATGGCGAAGATTGGCGTAAGAAAGATGTTTTACGCGAAATGGACTGCAGACGACACCTACACCGATGGCGCGCAGTTCGGAAAGATCTCCACATTCAATTTCACGCCGACTACCTCCAGTGTGAAGGACTACGGCGATGATGTTGTCGCGGAAGTGGCAAACGAGATGAGCGGCGGCACGCTGTCCATCGAGGCGAATCAGCTGACCCTTGAGGAGAGAGCGTTCCTGCTCGGCCATACCTACAGCGCCGAGAACGGCCTGGAGGTCAAGGCGGATGATCAGGCGCCGTATGTCGGTGTCGGTGCGATGTCCGTAGAGATGGCTTCCGGCGTGAAGCAGTATGTCGCGAAGTGGTACAAGAAGCTCATGTTCCGTGAGCCGAACGATGAGAATGCCACCAAGCAGGAGAACATCTCTTTCGCGCACACCACGATCGAGGCGGATGTCATTCCGCAGGACAGCAATTATAAGGTCAGTCACACCAAGCTGTTCACGACTGAGGCAGCTGCTCTCGCATGGCTGCAGGAGCAGGCCGGGATCAGCGCATGAGCAACCTAAGACCTGAAGGCGTGCCGGTCAACTTCGACGGAAGTGACCGGCACTTCCTTTTTACTCTTCGGGCGATCGATGAGCTGCAGTATATGCACCCGGCGACCAGCATCTTCCGGATGATCGAGGAAGCTGGTAAAGACACGCTGGAGGGCCTGCTGTATCTGGTCGATATCGTCTACGCCCTGTGCGGAGGCGAACTGTCCAGGACGGACATCATGCAGAGTCTGAAGACGAATACCCTGACAGGCGTGGGAAGCCTGCAGACGGTCCGTGCGGCGATCGATCTGGCACTGGTCGAGTCGATGCCGATTCCGGACGACAGGGATGAACCGGAGCGTGAAGACGAGAACTCCGGGATCATCGAAATACCTAAATTTCTAATCATTGCCATGACTCGTTTCGGATATTCAGAAACAGAGGCATGGAATCTCACACTGCGCAAATTCAGCCTGCTGAATGATGCGTACATGACTATCAATGGAATGAAGAAGGCAGAAGACGACTATATGCCGTTGTCAATGCTGCCTTAGTACATAATAGGAGCGCAAATCATGCCGGTTAACAGCAATGAACTCAAAGCCAGTGTCCGCCTCGATGGCGGCGCTCAGTTCAGAAAAGACATAGCCGGTGTCAACGCAGATCTGAAGCAGCTGGACGCCGAGTCCAAGAAGGTCACAGAAGAGTTTCGGGGGCAGGCAAACAGTATCGAAGCGCTCCGGGCGAAGCATGAGAACCTGACCAGGACTCTGGAAGCTGCAGAGCGGAAGGTTCAGATCTATGACAGCCGGATCAAATCCCTTGAACAACAGCAAAAGAGAATAGCAGAGAGCACTGAGGACTACCGCGATCAGCTGAAGGAAGCGCAGTCTGCCCTGTCCAAGATGGACAAGGGAACCGACGCCTACGCGAAGCAGGAGAAGGCTGTCGAAGCACTGGCCCGGAAGGTCCAGCTCGGCGAGCAGAACCAGGCGAAGGCCACAAGTGAGATCGCGAAGTACAGGGTCGAACAGACCAAAGCTGAGACGGCGGTTGCCAAACTCAACCATGAACTGGACGATAACTCCAGGTATCTGAATGAGGCAGAAAGGTCAGTGGACCAGTGCGCTAACTCGATCGATGAGTATGGCAGACGCACAAAACAGGCAGCAGATGAATCCCAGGGGCTTGGGGATGTAGCAAAGATCGCTCTTGGTAACATTGCTGCAGATGCGGCTCGAAAACTCGCAGATTCTGCCATGGATGCGGTCAGGGCACTTGTGGAGGCAGGGAGAGCTGCAGCTGCTTATGCAGATGAGATACTGACAGCTTCGACGGTCACTGGACTGTCCACAGATACACTGCAGGAATATGCTTATGCAGCTGATCTGATCGACACAGACCTGGAAGATGTTGAGAAGGCGCTGGCCAGGAACGTTAAATCGATGTCATCAGCGCAGTCCGGATCCAAGGCGTACGCAGAGGCATATGAGAAGCTGGGCGTATCTGTAACGGACGCAAACGGGAACCTCAGAAGCTCAGAGGAAGTCTTCTGGGACTGCATCGATGCACTCGGAAAGGTCCAGAACGAGACCGAGGCCGACGCGATCGCTATGCAGATTTTCGGCAAGAGCGCCAGAGATCTCAACCCGCTGATCAATGTGGGATCAGAAGGATTCAGGAACTTCGCGGACGAAGCGCATGAAGCCGGAGCTGTGCTGAGCGGTGACACTCTCGATTCTCTCGGGAAGGTCGACGACTCGCTGCAGCGCCTTGATTCTCAGATGTCTGCGTTCAAAAACGCAGC